TGCTGAACCACTTGTCACTACAATGGACTGGTCTTCCATCAAATAAATCGCCGTAGTTTTATCAACCACGATAAGCGACGCATCCGCAGGGACCGAGACTGTAGAGACAATAGGATAGGCCGTACCGCCGCCTGCCGCTGCTGAGTTAATTGTCACAGTGCAGTCTACAGCGCTTGAACCGTTGACGTTAGCCGCTACGATCTGGTTGATTTTAAGCACATTGCCAGAGGCCGCCGCGTTAGACAGAAGCACGTTAGCACTAGTGTCAGAGGGTGTCAGGAACGTGGTGTTTCCTAAAATGCTTGTTACTGCAACTATATTGGGGTTAGCCATTTACCTTCTCCTAAAATCCCATGACCATCGCAAGGGCGATTGAAAGTCCTGCTGATATGCCACTGGCCGCAGGAGCCGTTGACTGCCAAGTTGTGCCGTTTGAAGTCAGGATGTTACCTGAAGTGCCCGGAGCAACTGTTTGAACTGCGCTTGTACCGTTACCCAAGATTACGTAGTTAGCAGTTAGGGACGTTGCCCCTGTACCGCCATTAGCGACAGGGAGGGTGCCCGTAACCTGAGAAGTCAGGTTAACATTAGACAGCGTGCCGCCAAGAGTAAGGTTCCCAGAGCTAGTGACTGTGCCAGTCAGAGTAATGCCATTAACCGTGCCCGTGCCACCTACGCTTGTTACCGTACCGCCGACTTCAGTGGGGTTAGCATTAAATACCGCAGCGCCTGCTCCCGCACCGTCTGTAACAATCATGACTTTAGAGCCGTTGGGTATAGTGACGTTAGCACCAGACCCTTGCGAAATACTAATAGACTGACTGCCAGAAGTAGCGTTCTCGATCATCCAAACTTTAGAAACGGTATTTGGACCAAGAGTTACCGTACGAGTCGCTGTTAGAGACACCGCCGAGGTAATCTTTAAGTAGAACGAGCGGGTGTCATCCGCAGTAGCATCCGGCATAGTGAAGGTTTCGTTGGCGTCTGCCGCCATTTCTTTCGTGCCGTAGCTAAAACCGTCGGTAATCAGCTCAAGGTTAGTGTTGGTACTGGTGCCCCAAGTGCCACTTTCATCGCCCGTAGCGATTTCTTTAAGCCGTAAGTTATTTACATAAGTAGCCATTAGGGCCTCCAGTGACTATTTTAAAGTGCTGCCACCGGCAGCAGGTATGCTTGTCGCATAAATTTTTGTGTGCTGCCGTAAGTTTAGGGCTTCCCCGCAATCTGAACAAGTATCCGCTGTTAGTTCCGTTTCGTCCAAATCGTAACCGCAATTACCACACACAATTTCAACTTCATGCTTAGGGTCTATTGCGTCGTTTAATGTTACCGCTTCATTTACTGTCTTCATGCTGCAATCCGTTTCCAATTAGGTGTTTGATCCACAGGTACTTCAGTCCATCCAGTGCCGGGGTCTGGGACTATACGACTCCAGACTAATACATTTCCGACTTGGCCAGTGGCCTGTACGCCAATGGCGTACACTGTAGCTCCGCCCGTTTCTTCGGTTTCGCCTAATGCTGTAGTGCCCTGAACGCCGGTTACACTTACGTCGGCATTTGCTTGAGCAGTAGCGGTTCCTAGTGCTGTAGTGCCTTGAACGCCCGTAACATCTATAATGTTGTTGGTTATCTGGGTTACCGTACCTAGCTGAGTGGTACCCTGTACGCCAATGACGTATACCGTTGCTCCGGCAGTTACAGTCTCTTCGCCAAGGGCTGTGGTAGCTTCCACTCCAGTAACGTCAACAACCGCAGAAGCGGCAGTTATAACCGTACCTACTTCACCAGTAGCAGCGTTACCAAGGGCCTCAACAGCTCCATCCGCTTCAACCGCGACGTTACCAAGTGCTGTAGTGCCTTCGACGCCTATTGCGTTTACTGATACCCCAGTGCCTTCAATGACGGTTTCTTCGCCAAGGACCGTAGTGCCTTCAACACCCGTTACACTAATTATTGCAGCGGCAACAACGCCTGCGGTACCTACTTCTCCAGTGCCTTCTACGCCTGTTACTTCTGCTCTGGTACGTAGATCAACAACTACCGCGCCCAGATTACCTGTAGCAGAGACTCCGGTGACCGAAGTATTGGCCGCTGCTTCTACTTCTACACTGCCAACAGCTCCTATGCCTTGGACGCCAGTAAGAGCTATATTAGCTTCAGCAACAACCGTTACAGACCCAACAGCACCAGTGGCCGCATTACCAAGAACTTGGGCCGCGCCGTCAGCTTCAACAGCGATATTACCTAATGCTGTGGTTCCTTGGACACCTGTAAGAGCTATATTAGCTTCAGCAACAACCGTTACAGACCCAACTGCTCCAGAAGCCTGAACACCCGTTACGGACGCAGAAGCCGAAGCCTCTACAGTTTCGTTGCCGAGCGCAGACGTTCCAGAAACACCATCGACAAAAATCGTAGTGGTACTAGAACCCCAGTTGTCTCGGCCCCAAGGGCCGGAACCCCAACCTATGTAATCCGTCGAAGAGGCCATTTAGCCTCCTACTAGGCAATACGGATAATAGCGTTGCTTGCATCAGCGGCAGGGAAGACAATAGTGAAGTCACCTGCGGTTGAAGTTTTATCAGAGCCGAAATCCAGAACTGCAACAGCAGGGTTAGTGCCACCGTCAGCCAAGTAAATCAATGCGCCACGGGCCGTAATAGTCGCTGAAGACCAAGTTACGTCTGAGAAGTCCAAAAACGCTGTAGTGCCGCTTGAAGCAGGGTTTGCTGAGATAACTAGTGTTTCTCCACCCGCACTGTAGCCTGTGCCTGAAACTTCGTTAGTTACTGAATACGCAGTAGTAGTCGCATCCAAAGTAGCCGATGAAGTGTACAGAGCAATCTTAAATACTTGTGATGTGCCGCTGCTGAAGTCAAAAGTGCCATCAAGCACGCCGACTTTGAACGATGTAACCATAGCTTGTGTGATAGCCATTTTTCTTTCCTCTTAAAAATATTACGGGCCGGGCGATTCCGATTTAATTGGCAGTCTAATCATGCCATCTCTAAACTCATCACGACGACGGCGACCTTGCTGCTCGATGCCGAGACCTTGTATGGCCTGCTTATAGCTGTTTTCAAAATATGTCAGCATATCAAGCGGGCCTTTCGTGTAGCTATATGCCTGTATCAGGCACGCATATAAAAGCGCTTCAGGGGCCTTGGTGCTTATCCAAGTCGTCGTGTTTGAAGACGACAACTGCTGCGGCTTATATATGTATCCTAATTGAACTTCGTAACTGGCGTCAGGTGTAGGTGCAATGTAAAAAGTGTTTTGGTCCCACACGGAGTAGTATTTAGGAGTGCCTGTTTCCGAATAGTCGGGCCAATACTCTTTCATGAAAGAGGTGTCCCTGAACTCTAAAAAGGTCTGATCTCCGTTAAACGTCGCCATTATGTAGCGATGGGTCAAGATGTCGCTTGGTGCAACTAGAAAACGATTGCCTGAGGTCATGTTGGCAGTGGCTTCAATCTTAAAAACATCCAGATCGATGTCTCTAAGAATCCTGTTCTCTGACATCAAGATAAACGTATCTATCACCGAGTTAGAGAAAACATTGCTGTCTACCTCGGTATAGTTACGAATATTTGTCACTAGCTCGTCATAGGTCATGTAGTCACCACCGTAACCGTTCCCAGAGTAGCCACGCCTTCAACTGCTATTGTCGATGGCGCCGGCTGCATTGACCCCGGCACTGTCTCAAAAGGTGTATCGCCGCCTGTGCTATTCACAAAAACACTCAACGGCTCTGTCCTGTCAGGGCGTGGATTCAATAGTGAAATCGCATCGCCTCTATACTTTAACGGGTCCAGTTGGGGCTCTTTTGGCTCATAGTCCTCTGGACAAACCATAAACCCTTTCCAGTTCTTTTTAAGAGTCTGGTAAGGGTAGCGCTGCCCGCAATAATCACAAAGGGCGAATGAGTATTTACCCGTTGCATGCGCCATTTTATGCCCCTACGTCAGGCAGGAAGTAGGTACTTGCAGTGTCCCTATCCTCCATCGCGGCCCGTTGGAAATCCTGTTCGTACATTTGTTGAAGCGCGCTAGTTCGTTCTGGCGCATACTTCAACGAAAGCATGTACGCTAAACCCGACGCTAAACAAGGTAAGAACCTGAAGTTAACGTCGGTAGTGTTAGTATAGTCACCGGCATCTTCCATACGGCGTATACGGTAATAAACCAGTGTATATGCCTTGTCCGCAGCCGGATATAAATACGCCTTGGGCGTATTCGTTCTTTCAATATAGATTTGAGAAGGCCTAGCCTGAGTGAGTTTATCGGGTACATTCAGGTATTCTTCTCGTCCTATTCTTTCAATGTTGATGTCTTGTTGCTGCCCGTTTACCGTCTGACGAATAACTGCAGTCAAAACATTGACCGTGTCAGTAGGCAACGATATTTCAGCATCGCCTTGGACCAAAGAGTAGGTGGCCTGCTCGATGGTCCAAAGATTTAGTCCGCGGTTAGCCCAGTCCAAGAACAACAAATTTAAGGACCGACGAGCCGAGTTAAGCTGATAGCCTGCAGTCATCTGCATGCCGCAACGCTCAAACGCCTCTTCTACGAGGTCGTCTATCGCCAGATTAAAGTTTGTGGTCCCTGAGGTCGCCATCTATTTACCCCAACTATCCCGCGCTTTTTTCTGTGCGGGTTTGGATAAGTCACTGTAATGGTAAAGCTTTTTAGACGTCTTTGACATGTTTTTGCCTGTCATAATAGTTCCATCGGGGTGCTTATGAGTGCCGCCCCGATGGACCTTTCCGTCCTTAAAGTAATGCTTTACGCCGGCTGCCATTACTTATAGCCCATGCCGCCTTTGCGGTATTTCTTAATCATGCCGCCGCCCATTTTCTTCTGAACACCACGGCCCATAAGAACGTCAGCCTTAGAGACTTTTCCATCCTTGTTTAAGTCAGGAAATCCTTTCTTTTTGTTGGCCATGCCGCCTTTATTCATCATCACAGGACCAGTAGTCTTGCTTGTTTCCTTGATGACCTTATTGCGGGGGCCAGAACCAACGCATCCACCACCCTTAGTGGCCATACCCATTCCACGTCCTGCCATTTGGATCACCTCACTTTTCGATGTCGTTTGACTTTAGAAGCAATTTTCTTTGGCTGTTTTGAAAACTGCTTCCCTTTTGCTGTATCAGCCCGCTTCTTGCGGGTGGTGGCTGCGTACTGTTTACTACTCATCGATTTTATTGCCTTCTCAGGCAAGTATCGTTCTCCAGTAGCTTTAGGTCCTTGCGTCGATGGCTTGCCACTTTTGGTTCGCCATTTCTGTTTAGTCCATGCCTTTAATGATCTTTGGGGCTTCTTTAATCCGGCCATTAGCTTCTATAGCCCCCACCTTTGGCCTTGTATTCTTTTGCTAGCATTTGAGCCTTTCGAGCAGACCATTGGCCCGGCTTACCGCCTTTGCCTCCAGACTTTATTTGCTCAAAAAGCCTCTTACGCATTGTAGGCTTGGTATAGTTACCCGCCTCATTGACCCTAGATTTAGTAGCCGAGCCGCCTGTAGACATTTTACGAACAGGCTTTTTTGCTGCGGGCTTCTTCATCTGCATCTCCAACGCTTGCGTGCTTGTCGTAAGCGGCTGTTAGGGTCTTTAGCAGCCTTTGGAAACTGTTTCATCTGTCCTTCAGATCGAGCGCAAAAGGACTTACGTCTTTTTGCCCTAGCCCCCGAAGGATTCTTTTCGGTAACTGCGGTCTTTAGCTTGCTGCCGGGATTGGCTTTCCGATAGGCTTTTACACCCTTCTCGGTCATCCCCGCCCCCTTCTTAGTCGGGCGAAAATTGCCCGACTTGACGGAGGTTTTGATGCCCATTCCCTTTTTGCTAGCCATTAGGCCGCAGCTCCGCCCTCAAACAAGAGGGTCACGCTAGTGACTTCTACGTCATTTACATCAACGTAAATACCATTCTCAAAAACAAT